TTGGCTGCGCCAGTCAGCTTGTTGAACACCGTGGTGTCGCAGCGGAAGCCGACTTCGATCTCGGCGCGCACGGCGAACATGTTCTGTTCAAACAGGTTGATGGTGGTGGAACCGTCGGTCAGGGTGGCCTGGTCGGAAATGGCGATCTGCACGCCCTCCACGGTGCCGTATACAGCCTGGCTCCAGTCGCCCGCAAAGCCGACAACGGCGGCATCGCTGGCCGTGTTGGCCGTGTAGGCACCCTTGCTCTGGCGCACCTGCGCGCCCAGAATCATGGGCACTGCGCCTTCGGCCACGCTGTTGATGAACAGGGGACGCTTATTGCCGTCCACCGCGTTCAGCAGGATGGCCTTGCCCTGCGGGGCCAGCACCCAGCCGTTCAGAATGCCGTCATGGGCGGCGATGTCTGCATCGGCGGCAACCAGACCGCCGTAGGCATTGGTCAGGATGCTCTGGGCCGTGCAGGCTTTCAGGGTGTCGAAGTTGGAGCCGGGGGCTTTCGCCGCCCCGAACACGGTCTGGTCAAACTTTTTGGCCAGAGCGCCGGGCAGACGCTGCACCAGCTGATCATACAGGGCGGGCACATCGCGGCGGAACTGGTTGGAAAACGGTACGATGACGGCCAGGGTGTAGGGCTGCATCTGCTTGGTGGAGAGAGTGCCGCGCTTGACCGGCTTTTTCTCGGTCTCACCGACCCAGCCCGCTTCGGGGTCGCCGGTGATAACGGGGATGGTTACGCCCAGGCCGGGCAGCGGAATCTGTCGGGCCAGTGCCATGACGGCGCTGGATTCCTGGGTTTTCTGCAAAATTTCGCTGGACACGCTGCCCGGCAGGGAAATAGTAGTCGTGCGGTTGATATCAATAGATGCCATACTTTTGCTCCTTTACTTCATGACTTCAGTAAACCACTCCGCGAACTGCTCGCGCGTGGAACCGGTTGGGGTTTTGTTCGGGTCGCCGCCGTCGCGGACGTTGGGGTAGCCGCCGGGGGCGGCATCAAAGGCCCAGGCTTTTTCTTTGGTCAGGGCATCCAGCGCGGCCTCGATGTCGGTGGTGCGGTCCTTGCTGGCTTTCAGCGCGTCCACATCCAGCATGCCGCGGATGGCCTTCACGTCACGCCCGTGCGCGTCACGGATTGCGCCGTCCAGGGCGGAATCAAAGGCAAAGCTGTCGGCCTGATCGGCCAGCTGGCCCTGAAGCTTGGTGATCTGGCCTTTCAGGTCGGCCACGTCCACGCCTTCAAAGGCTTTCAGGCTGTCTTTGGCGGTGTTCAGCTGGGTGGTCAGGCCGTTCACCTGGATCTGCAGGTTGGTGGCTTTGGTCTTTTCGGCGGTGATATCCCTGCCGTTTTCGCCCATCAGCCAGTCCAGCTGCTCATCGGTGATGTTGGGGATCTGCTTCTTTACGTCTTCGCGTTTCATGGTTGTGTCCTTTCTGCCTGCGCTTTGTTTACGCGGGTTGCATCCGCTTTGGCTGTACAGTTTTACGCCATGCCGGGCAAATTTGGGTATGAAAATTGCCCGCCCCGGCCTCGTGCGGCTGGGGTGGGCATAATAAAAGTGCCTTTGCAGTTGAGTGCAAAAGCACATGAAAAAATTCAGATGAAGATTTCTTCAATCTCCGCCCGAAGTTCCAGAATGTGAAGATACTCCCCCATAATGCGCTGCTGATCACGCAACAGGCGTGCGGGCGTACCATCCAGCTGGGGCTCGGCCGCGCTGGATGTGCAAATTACTTTTGCCTCCATTCTGGTGTTCAGCTTTTTGAGCTTCTCGTAACGGATTTTGGTCTGGTGATACTCGGCTGCCATGCGCTCTTTGTAGTCGTCACTCATCATGCCTTTTACAGTGTCTTTCAGTTCCATGTCGTCCTCCTTGAATCCTTTTCGTAAAAATGGGCATAAAAATACCACGGTGCAGAATTTGCTCCGTGGTTTCAACAATTTGTTGGTGTGCTGTTAAAATCTTGCATGTTTACCGGGGCATGGCAGGGGAGCTGCACCGTTACGGTTTTACCTCCACGCCGGGCAAAACGTCCGTGTGGAAATACAGCTTGTAGTGGTACGGGTCAGTATGCGTGCCGGTAATGTCCTCCACAACGTACATGGTGTATTGGTTCAGGTAGATGTAATTTACCTTGTACTGATCCGGCCCAATCTTTACCGTACACACCAGCTCATTGTTTGAATTGTTGCTTATGGACATGTAGCCCTCGGCTTCCATCACAATCGTGTCTGTTCGTGCGTTGTAAACGGTAATTTTGCGCTCGCTTTCAAAATAATCTGCCTGCTTGGCAATGTTATAACTGGCTTTTTCCGCTTCAGAGCAGCCGCACAGCATAACCAATGCGGTCAGCGCTGCCATCATCAAAGCAACAATCTTTTTCATCGTATCCTCCTAAAAATCTAAAAATGGGCATGAAAAAACCACGGTGCGTTTGCATCGTGGTTAAGGTTTTAGTTATTTAAGCGTCGGGCGTGGATTCATCCGGCGTGTAGGTTGAATGAACTTCCTGCATGTTGGCAAAAAGTTCCCGGTACTCTTCCAGTGTCAAATTGTCACCATCAAGCATATCATTCACTCCTTTCTACACCGTAATTATAACACTCCTTCAAAAAAATTTCAATGGCTCTGTCTTTGTTTCCAGAGCTTTTCGCAATCGCGCGGCTCATGGATTCTTTTGCAGCCGCAAAATCAAATTCTGCGGTTTTGCTTATGGTCCATACTTTGCCCTGGTTCGTTACAATCGACATAGTTCTAACGGCATCGTAGTGCATAAAGACAGAAATATCATTCATGGAAAAGTAACTCTGCCCAGGATGATTATGGCACAGCATAACGCTGTTAGGGGGCCTTGTACGCAGCCAGTGATAAGATGCTGCATCCGCTTCAACATCGACAGAAACCTGGTCGCCTTTCACAAAATCCAGTTTTTCGCCGGTCGTCAGGTCCAGCAGGCAAGCTACCTCGTTGCTGTTGTTCTGCGTTTGGGCGAACCGCAGCAGCTCTTTGTGGGTTTCCTGTATAAAAAATGCCGTCTGGTGATCTGCTCCATTCGGAGCCACCAACGGCACTTTTTGTATTGCAATATCTGTGATGGAAACTTTCTTTCCGCGGTTCTTCTGTCGCAGTGCATACGCCGCCCTTTTCTGGGCGTTGATGCGCTCCCGGTTGGCGGCGTAGTTCACCCGCCGCATTTTGTTGATGCCTCCGCCTGCCGCATTGTACTGCGCAAGGTATTTTTCCGGGTCATACCCTGCCACGGTGGTTTTGTGGTCAAACCGGATGGCAAACTCACAATCGCAGTTGGCGTGGATGTGTTCTGCGTGGCCGCCTTTCAGCACCTTGCTGCTGGCTTTCTGCCAGCCGTTGCTTGCCAGCGTGATGCAGAACGGGCAGGTGTCCCCGTGGGGTACCCAGGCCCACTCGGCCCCGTCGCGGACAGCGTTTTTCAGGGTGGTATCCGCCCCGGCACGCTTGACCAGGCGGCTGACGCCGTTGGGCAGGTTGGCGGGGTTCTGGTTCTTGGTGGCGTTCACCATGCGGGCAACCTCGCCGTAGTCTGCCGGTTCGGCTGGCTCTGCGGCGGGCACCCCGGCGTTGGCCGCTTCGGCCAGTGCATCATACATCTGGCAGGCCAGCTCTGCGCTGCCCTCGCCGTACTTTGTGACCAGCGCGGCGGCGTAAGTAATCAGCGCATCGGCATCCCCGGTGCCGTGGGTGTCTATGTACTGCCGCATCAGCTGCCCGGCTTTCCGGTTCAGGCGGGACAATCGGGTGATGTACTCATTCCAGGCGTTGGCTGTTATCTGCATCTTCCATCTCCATCAGCACCTGCTGTCCGCGCACCCGCTGTTCCTGCGCCTTAATGCGGCGGATATCGGCCTGGTCAAAGCCGATCATCTCCAAAAACGTGTCGGTGGCGGCAAACTCCTGCCGGGCGGAAGCAATCTTGATGGCGGCATCCGCGGTCACGGCCACACTGGGCATGGCGGGGTTCCGAAAGTGGGCCATCACGTCCCGCTCTTCCTCGGTCAGCTCATCCAGCGTTACTTTGCGGGCAATGGCCTGGGCCATCCGGGCAATGGTGCGCAGCGCGTCGCCGTTGCCGGTGTTCAGCTGCTGGGCCAGCAATACAAGGGTCTGGCTCTGGGCCAGAATGGCATCGCTGCTGGTGGGGTTGGCATCGTTCACCACACCCACATCGGTTACGGTCAGGCCGGTGGCAGCGGCAAACTGGGTGGCCGTCATCCGCATCTTTTCAACGTGCGGCGAAAGGCTGCCCTGTGCCAGCTGGCCGAACGCGGGTTTTTCGCCGGTGTCGGGGTTGGTCGTGGCCGCGATGA